GGGTTGATTGGAGTAGGCAATATCCAGTCAGGATATGCACTTCGTTCAATAATTATGGCAAGTGCCAAATCAACAGAAAACCCAGCACGGCGCAATGATTTATAGAACTCATTAAGTCCAATGCTGTAGGCATCAAGTTTGGAATAGTCTTGATCCTGTAAAGCCTTCGTTGCTTTTCTAGCCATGAGATAATTGTTACCTCTCTAGGATACGAATAATCGTTTCAACACGCGCTTCTAATGCAGTTATTTGGTCGCGCATAGATGTTCCGCTATTTGGCTTTAGTTCGTTTAGGTAATGCTTTACTAACCATTTGACTGATCCAATAAATGAACCAATAACGGTCAGAGCAACAGCTACAACAGCCGCCCAGTCTTGGGCTGACATTACTTTTTAGGCGTGGCATAACCGAATACGCCTGCTAACACCGCCCAAAGAATTGCGCGGTAATCGACATCGAAGTTACTTGCAGCCCAAGCTGAGAGAAATGCACCAGCTGTAAGGACGAGAGGGTTTTTCATGTTCATGTATTTGCTCCTAGCATTGGGATTTGGAAGAACGAAGAATCTGAATCACCCTTTTTGGTAAAGCTGATATGAATGTGATGATCGTGGCGATTAACCCCATTGTAAGAACGCCAACGCCAAAATGACTTAGATGAGGCAATTCGACCTGCGAAGATGACATAAGAGATTCGCTTGTCCTTCTTGGCGCATAGGCGTATTTGGTCGGCAAGATAAGCACCTGTGCTGGGGCGTGAGTCGAAGTCCTTATCCACATCAATAGCCCTGACGATTCCGTTAGACGGATCGGGATTGTGGTCACTCTTACGATTGGAGTGTTTGGCATCGCCTATCCAACCATCGGACTTTCTATCGCGATCAGGGAATGAATCATCAATCTGCTCACGAAGTTGTTGCCCTGCTTTACAGAGGAGAGGCTTCACGCTTAGCAATCATTTCATCATAGGTTGATTTAAGCATCGAGGTATATTCCCCATTGCCTCGGTCAATAATGGCGTGAGTTACAACTTCGCCTGTTAAAGCATTAGTCACATCTAAGAAAGTTACATTATCCATTTTTACAACTCCGCACTAAATCCGAGATAGCCGACATTTGTTCCATTGTTTGTTAGGAAATAAACTCTTGAAGTAGTCAAACCTGATGCACTAAGAGTTACGCTCGTTATATTCGTACTTGATGCGTTGGATGCAATGGTTATTCCAGATGCACCATAGAAAGCAACAGCGGGCAATAAAAGCGCCAAAGTTGAAAAGTCCACAGATGTTGGTTGAACTCTCATCGGTACAGGATTATTTACGGCTACTTGCGCTCCACTTGAAGAAGTTGCTATCGCAGTTCCATAAATAGTTTCATTTTGCACAGGAGTCACTCTCCAGTAATATCTTTGGCAAGCAGCTAATTCACCTTGAATAGTTCCACCTGCACGGCTGAAGGTTGTGGCTGTTGAGCCTAGTTCTAGTTGAACACCTGTGATTTCAAAGTAATCTGCTGCCCCTGCTGTGCCTACTGGTGTGTATTTAACAGCAACTTCTAATTGTGTTACATCTGAGGCTATAGTTCCTGTTGCAGTAAAGCGTTGCCAAGTGGTAGTGAGCGTGGCATTAACAGATGCAACCGATGCAGGAGATGTGTAACTAAATGGCCCTTGATCTGTTCCTTTGCCTGTGTTGATAAAAACATTAAGAATGTTACTTGCGGCAGAATAGTTCGCTCCTCTGCGAGCGTAAAAAGATAAAGTAACTTGCTTACTAGCATAAGGAATTGAATTAACGCTTTCAAAATTATTGAACAAATAAATATCAGATGTGCCAGTTTGACCTGAGTTGCGTTGCAATCTTAATGCGTATTGGATGTTAGGTAAGTTAGTTGTATCACCAGTTACTTGACGAGATACTGTTAAAGCTTGGTTTGCTGAGTTAGAGGCATACCATCTATCGGCAGTATAAGCAGGAGCAGTAGCAGCAAGTGAAAAACTTGTACCGCGCTGCCATATATCCATGCCGCCATTGATAACTGGGTTTTTACCTGCTGAATTAGAAAGTGTGCTAGTGGTAAAAAGATTTACTGTTCCATTCGTATCATTTACATCCGATGCGGAATAGACATCTCCATTCGCATAGGTCGTTTTTAGTGGAAGTCCGACAGCCATTAGCACACCTCTTTCATAGGGTCAATTCTAGTACATAACATCGAGCAAAGCCTCCTGCGTAGCAATTGTGGTTGTCCAAGTGTTAGGGGTGATGTTGTGGGCTATGCCCTGCACTTGGAGTTTCTTTTGAATAGTCGATCCACCAGGTTGCTCATTGGTGATGTCTACTGTGTCAAAGAAATCTAGGTTCAAAGCTGCTGTAACCCCTGATGCGTAGTTAGGCGTAGTTAAATCTAGGGTAATAGTTTCAATGCGAATAGAAGTATCTTTACGGCTTGTTACATAGGCTGTGGCAAGGCTTAGGGCGTTGGCATCTGTCTGCATGAGCATATCTGAGGCTGTAATGGATCGTGTGAAGTATTGGGCAATGGATGCGGCATCTGAGTAAGTCTGTGCTGTTCCGCCAATACGAGTCACAGTTGCCTTGTTTACGATTGTTTTATCATCTAAGGCAAAGGTAATTCCTGCGTAGTTAATTCCTGTGCCTGTTTGGTTAAATATAGTTGGACTAGCGCTTTGGGCATCATAGACAAATTGGCGACCCTTGAAGGTTGCAACGCCATTGGCATCAATGTAGAACGCGCCTTGCTCTGTAAACTCTGCTGTTTGGATAGCCTCTAGGACTGTGCGTAATGTGCCAGGGTCAGCCACGCAAGTCGTAGCACCTGTGCCGATGCTAGTAAAGGCATTAGGCCAGCCAATCATTGACAGAATAGATTGAACGCGCTGTGCAGTTGTCTGCCCTGCTGTGCCACCTGTAACTGTTGTGACATTGGAGTTATACATCAATCTAAAAGCATCGTAACAAACAAAGGTCACATAACCTGTTTCTTGACCTGTTGGATAGGTATAACGATATTCGGTGATATAACCGCCAAATAAGCCATAAGTAACTCCGCCATAGATAGCAGATGCCTGTATCTTTCTAAGTGGCTGTAATAGCCCGAAATAGGGGCTAGAAGTGTTCTGTGGATTGAAGTCACCATTTGGATCAACAACTCTGATAGTTGCCTGTCCGGACTCGTAATTATCCTGCAAAAGGTTGCGACCTCTGCGAGTTGAGATATTTGTGGTCTGAGCAGAAACATCGACAATGACAGGAATGGCAGAAGCTAGTTCAGCAAAGCCCAGTTGAGAAGTACCCAAGATAAATGGATTACCGAATGAAGCTCCACCCGATAGATTTATCTTGACCGATATTGTTGCTGGTAACGCCATTACTTGTACGCAGTCGAATAGGAGATTGGGATTCCGGAAGCCTGATTATTATAAATGCCCTGAGTAATGGCATTGACTAAATCGCGCTCTGTGGTGACTGAGCCTGCAACATTAACGCTGACAACATAATTAGCTGCTGCTTGTGCTGCATATCGAGCACCTGATAAGGCGGATGCTGTAGATAACCCAGCGGCTAAGCCTTGATTAAGAGAAGCTGCCGCGATTGATTGAGTGTTTACATCGGCTGCTGAATAGCGACCGCCACCGCTGCCGCTTGCTGTTGGAGTATTTCCTGTTAATGCTTGAAGCTTTGCAAGTTCCGGAGCGATGCTTTCGAACATTGCTCTGATGATTGCTCGAAGTGCATCGAGGAGCGCTCCGAAGGCATCTTTCGACTCATCAGTTTTCTTAATCATTCCAGCGAGGGCTGTATTCTGATCGTGAATAGCAATAAGCGATAGAAGTCGCATCTTTGTCTCGCCATCAGCTGCTTGATTAAGAGCTGCATACAATCCAACGCGCTCAACATCGAACTTTTTCTCTAGTTCCTGAAGCGCTAATTGGTCTGCTGTTAAAACAATCTTTCGAGCAGTTGCATCATTATCAATCTTCTTTAATGTGTTGCTGCTCTTTTGTAGTCTCAAAGCTTCTTTATTGATTCTGTCGATAGCAAGTCGTTCGCCTGGAGATTGTTGTCCTGTTCCTGCTGCACGCGCCTTACTTGTCGCACCCAATCTTGAAAGAAGTCCTAGTCCTGAGATTTGAGTACCAGCATTAAGAACATCGCCAATAAAGCCTGCACCTGGTAATGACTTGATTGCTTTTGTAAGAACACCTATGCCGTAGATTGCATTACCAATTTGTGTGGCAAAGCCTTCCATTGCTGTGGTTGCTCCGCCAATACCATCCTTGCCAGCCACCATCTGCATGGCATCTAGTAGGTCTTTGCCAATAATCTCTTTAGCGTTATTGGATGCAACTGTGAGTTTCGCAATAGCGCCTGCATAGCCTTCGGCAGCAGCTAGTGCCTGACCTCTAAACTTGTCTGTAAGTTGCCCAAGGATGACATCCATGTCACCAGTCTTTAATGTTGCTTTATCTAGTCCTGCACCTAAACGGCTGAGTGCTGTTGTCTGACCTAAGAAGCCACGACTTAAAGCCGCTGAGACAGCTCCTAAGTCCTTACCTGTACCTGCTGAAATGTCTAGGGCTAATGCCAAAGCATCCTGTGACTTTTTAACATCGCCTGTGGCTGTAAGTAATGCTCTAAACGCTGGGCGAAGGTCATCATCTAAAACGCCTGTAGCGCGTTGCAAGTCACCAATAAACTTTTCAACCTCGATGGCTGCAAATGCATTACCTGTGTTGGCTAGGGCTAAGGCTAATGATCGTGCAGCCTTCTCATCAGCTGCGAAAGCCTTAACAGCATTCTTGCTAAATGCGTATAACTTAGAAGCTGCAAAGACTCCAGCAAGTTGCTTACCTAATTTAGCAACTGACTTTTCTAATCGCTGTGTAGCAGTTTCAGCCTGCTTAAATGCTTTATTGCCGGTAAACTGGGCGGCAATATCAATTACTGGACCAGCCATTATCGCTTCCCTACTGTTGCGTTAAACTTTTTACCTGCATTTTCAATGGCCCTTACAACTGCCAGTGTGGCTTTGCCTTTGTCATTTTCCCAAGCCTTATAAATTAAACGACCACGATCTTTACCTGAACCGATTAGCGGCCCCATTGCTTGTGCAAAGTTAGGGCGTGATGATGGCTCTGTGCCTGGAGCTAAACGCCCTGCTGTTTCATAAATAGCGCCTGCTGCTGACTGGTTACGAATCTGCGCTAATGCTGTAAAGCCTCTGCGGTTAGGCTTTGATGGTGTTGTCTTATAGCCAATACCGCGCTTAACAATAGATGCGTTAAATACAGGAAACTTGCCACCCTCACGCGCCCAGTTACTCAATGGCGAAACTGTGACGAATCCTCTAGCTTCTTTGACAACAGGCTTAAGGACATTAGCAATTTCCTTTTGAGTTTCTTTGGCTAAGTCTGGAGCATAGTTTCGAAGTGCCTTACGGAGTTCAACGGCGCCTTTGATGTTTACTGGCATTCGCTATCTCCTTTGCATCTTCCTGAAGAACCTTAATTAAGTTCCTCCC